ACAACATACAGTGTACCGTTTCCAACAGGAACTCCTGCTGCATCGTATGCTACTGCAACTACTGCCTCAGAGTTTGAACCTGCTGCAAGAATAGGCTTTACTGTTGTTGTAATAGAAGCGATATCTCCGTAGAAAGTTACCTTCTCAACTGCAAGAACAACGCCTGATGCAGATGTGATTGTTACTGTACCTACTCCTGATGTGTTATCAGCAAAGATACCAATGTATTGACCATTAGCAACTGTAAGTGCACGACCCTGTGCAGTAATGGTTGCATGATTTGAACCAGTTCCGATCAAACCTGAACCTGAGACAATTGCTGTCATTGATTCAGATGCTGATGCGCCTGCTGCGTTCTTCTGTGTTACAGCAATAACTGCTACTGCATCTGAAGCAGTTGCCTTTGGAGCAAATACCTCTGCATCAACAGTTGCTGAAATTGTCTCACCCTTATTAATAATGGATGTTGATGTTGCTGCAGAAGCCTTGGTGTCTGGAGCAGTAACAGTTACTGTCCATACAACTGCTGCAGAGTTTACTCCGCCAGTTGATCCTGTACCAAGAGAAGGTGTGAACTTATATACATAAGTACCAGCAACGCTTGGAGCGTCAACTGTAGCCTTAATCTTTGCAGTTACATATGTTGCTACATTTGCTGTAGAAGCAATGTTAGCAGAATAGTTACCAGAGCCAAGAGCAACAACTGCACTAGATGTTTCCTGAACTGAGAGTGTTGCAAGTGATGCAGACCCTACAGGAAGGCTAGTAACAGATGAAGTCAGAGTGACTGTATCTGATGTTGATTGTGCCAAGAACGAAACAGTTACTACTGCGGTTGCAGATTCCCCAGTGAAAACAGCATCTGATGCTGAGTCAATTGAGATTGTGTCTGCGTTTACAGCAGCCTGTGACGGCAGGGCAGAAAGGGTTGCGAAGGACACTGCTGCAGCAAGGCCCAATGCGAGTTTCTTGAATGAATTCATCTTTCTCCTCGTTTGTATTTCCCCAGCACTGTTGCTGGAAGTTTATATTAGATTGAATTTGTCTAAGAAATCACGAACATCGTCCGTCATTTGCTTAGGTTCTAATTCTACCATAGACCTCTTCTTCTCCGCAAGTTGAGCGGAAGATGAGGACCAAGTATGGACTTCAATAACTGTATTAGTAGTCTTAGGGGTATGCGATATAGCCCCAAATACGGCTCCAGATACAGCATCAGCCAAGTCTTTAGACTTCTTTCTAGGGTGATCAACACGATTACCCTTCATGATCTTTAACTCAGCCATTTCTTCTAGCAATAATGGAATCATTGGAATAGCAACACGCTCTTCATAAATCATCATTGCTAAGTCTTCATAATGTTTCTTTGCTACAGATACAGTCTCAGTTCGTATACCAACAGCCTGCAACTCATTTTGGATATCAAATGATTGCCAACGGTCAAATGAAACCATACCGATGTTAAAACCCTGTCTACGAAGATTCATAATCCAGTTCTTAACGTCTGATAGGTTTACAGGACCTTCTGCTCTTGGTTCCCACCAAGCAACTGCATCTACTACTACCATTGGAGCAACCTGTTCATAGTCTTTAATTACTTGAACATTTACCCACTTGTCTACGTGAGCAATTGCTACCGCACACTTGTCATGCTTTTGTGCAAGGTCAGCGTGTAGGTAGTAAATCTTATCTGGGTCTGGTTTGAATGACTCATCAAACCTTCTAAATTGGTCTAGTGGATTTCTAAGTGTCATACACTTTTCAAGTTTAGTTCTATCTTTAAAGAATGCATCGGAGGCATAGGTAGGCATACAGGCAAAACGCATCATGGCATCTGCTAGATCTGTATAGAATGCAATCTTAAAATCATCAATCTTACGAGTAGGATTCACTTCCCATGTAGGTCTTTTAAATGCCAATACCTTTGGAATTTTGTATGAGAGAATTGTATCTTCTTCCCAGGAAATTTCAAATCTATTGCCTGGATCTTCATGTGGCAAGTCTTCATTCATGATAAAAGTATGTCTGCGTTCAATAGTTTCTTTCTCAGCAATAACAGATTCGTACCTCTGAGAAATAAAGTCTCCTTGATAACGGGGGAATGAAAGTAGTGCAACTTTTCCAAGATCAGGGAAACGAGAGTCTACAGTACCACGGAATGCTTTATAGATGTTTTCAGCAGTCTTTCCTTGTTCGTTACCAGTTCCAACCTCACTAGCAAAACCTGAAATCTCGTCAAGCACTGCCATAAACAGGTTCAAACCCTCATGTGATTCACGCTCTGAGTGTCCAGAGTACACTGTGATTGCTTTGTCAAACTCAATAGAGTCTGCCTTTGGATTATACTTTCCAGCAAACCAAGGTGACTTTTCAATCTTTGTTTTAAAACCTTTAAAGAAAACGTTCTTAGCCTGCTGAGCGTTGATAGCCACGTTGATAATATCAATAGCATCTCCTGCAGGCTTGCCATAATAGACTGCTGGATCTTTTAGGCATAGCAGTTTATATACTACATAGGCACACGCTACTGTTGATACGAAGTCCTTACCGCTACCCTTGCCAAGTTGCAGAATAACTTCATTCTTTGTAAATTTTTTATAGTATGCTTCGCCTTCTGCTTGTCCAAGTATATCAATAAGATCTTCCTTGCGATAGATCTGGCTCATAGCCTCAACAATTTGATACTGAATATCAGAAAGAGGTGGTTGCCCAAGATAGTCTGGGGACTCAACAAATGTCTTTGCGTCAACAGGCTTCTCAATAAAATGGTTCTCTTTAAGTACTTCTAAGAACTCATTGAACATCGTGGACAACTGTAATCACTTCTCCTTCTCTAGCAATAGCAGATAGGCGTTGCATAATAATGTCACGAACTTCTGGATGCTCTGAAGCAATATCTCTTAGGATACCAACAAGGACTTCCTGCCTGCGCTCAATCTCAACCATCTCTTCAGCAAGTTCTTTGTTCTCAAGTAGTCCAGCCTTTTGAAGCATATCAATACGCTTTGACTCAATATCCATAACAAGTTTAATTGCAGCAGTCTTTGCACTAAGGTTATTAGTCATAGAGGCTTCATCAATAACCTCGTATGACTTTGTAATCAACTTACTGTAATGTGTATCTGCACCAACCAACGCTTCCTTTGCACGAGCACGAATAGCAGCATTATCAGATGCCATTGCCTTCCACTCATTAATAAGTGTTACAACCCGTGTTCTAGGAATTGACAATTCTTTAGAAATAATCGTTGGATCATTACCCTTTAGGTACTCAGATACAACTGTGTTTACTTCATCAAGATGCTTGATTAAATCTTCTTCAGTTGACATACTTTCCCTCTAGTCTATTAATTTCATCTTTAATATAAAAGATTGCCTTCTCTAAATCCTGGATAGTCTTAGACTCATCTTTAAGTCCTGCTCTCCAAAGATATTTAAAAGCATTGCCAATATTAAAGTTACGATGACGAGTAATCTGAATACACTCAACACCAGATGGATCTGATGTATAGTGGGTTGGATGATTAACTTGATCAACCGTAATGTTGAGATTATTGCTCATCGTCATCAATCCAATCAAATGCCTCTGGCAAACCTCTTAAAGTGTATAGGGCATAACTAATTCCTACCGCTCCAACTATTGTTGCTACAGCCAATGCCTTTTGTATTTTATTCATCGTCTTGACTTCCTTAGTCCAAATTTAGCAAGGTACACATAGATAGTTTCTACGCTTGCCCCGCACTCTTTTGCAATCTCTTCTGGGGATTTCTTATCCATAAGGTATCGCTTTCTTAGCCAAACTTCGCTTGTATATAGTTTACCAGCCATCATTTTATTTGTCAACACCCATTGCCTTTCCCCAGTTATTTATAGCCCAATGACCAATACCGCAGGCATCTGCAACATCGTTGTCATTAATAGTTTTATCATAGTTAATCTCAATTAACTTAATGGTTCTTTCTTTTCTGAAGTTACGCTCAAATGACTTATACCAAGACTCAGACTTGCCAGGATTTGCAGATCTTATTGCTAACTGCTCTTCCTTAGTTAACTTCTTGTTTCCAAGATAGTTTTGCCAAGTAATTGGAGATACCTTGCCAACAGTTGTTATGCCACTCATTGCTGCTGCTCCAAGCAAAGCACCTTGTACCAAAGCAAGATCGGCAGCAGTTTTAGGGCTGTTCATAAATACTGTGTGCTCAATAACTATTGCATCAACATTAATATATTTTTCAAAGTAGAGGCGTGTTTTTACTGCAGCATCTCCAACTTTTTCATATATGTCTTTACCATTAAAGTTAATCTTTCCATATTCTTTTAAATAACCACCGTGAAATGTTGCATAGGCAAGACTGTTTGTGCTTGCATCAATAGCACATATACGCTCTGGAGCAACTTCTATGCCCCATTTATTCTTGCTCATATTCAACAAACCCCTTTAGTTCTTTAAGCATTTTTGCTACTTCTTTTTCACTTACATTACAATTAGAACAGAATCCAGAGTCATTATATATTGATAATGAAACTCCACACCCACCAAGACACTTTCGGATTTTACCAATCCTTTTTTGTCTACGGGTTAGTTGATATCTTTCAGCAATCTTTTCTCTAGTAGACTCATCTCTACAAGTGTTGCTGCAATATATCTGATAACTTACTTTAGGTTCAAAGTATGCATCACATCTGTTACATAGTTTCAACTAACTTCTCCATTGATTTAATTTTTACTACGCCTT